CTACACCAACAGTAATAGAACTAGCAGAAGAGATAACTGGAGATTGAGCTCCACCAGTCTGAGTGAACAAGGAGTTCAAATCATTAACTACATTTGCTTGTGTAGTTCCAAGACCAACACCACCAATGGTTACGTTTGCAACCCTCAGTCCTTCATAGATGACAATATCTGATGATGCTTGTCTAGTTGTGATATTAATGTTGTCTCCACTTGCTGATGCTTTGAGATAATCAGTGGGGTAGTGGTCACCATTGTCCAACAGAATAGTACTGAATGAGTCATCAACCTTGAAATCAATGGTATCAGTATCACTCATAATAAATCTACCAGTCTGACTGATAGTATTTGCTGCATCATTGATATAATTTACAGCACCCTGAGCACTGGAGAAACCAACATTGTCAGCATCAACAAATAAGGTATATGGAACTCTAAAGAATTCATAGATGCTACTGCCAGCACCAACATCCCTAATATTATTTTCAATATTAATTCTATCTGTTGTTCCCGTAGAAACACTTGCTTCAAGACAACCATTCCAATACACAGGTTGTGTTGAGTTATAGAAGTTGATGCAGTTACCTGCGTGATTATGTACGACTCTAATTGTATTCATCGTTGGATAGTAAAGAGGACACCGATAGGATTAACAAGAATTGGATTATCTGCTTTGATTGCTAGGAGTGATCTGGAATTAACATCCTGATCATTTGCCATATATGCAGTGATGGTTGGTCTCAGTAGATAACCACGACCAACAGTTCCATTACCATAAGTAAATGGTGTGATAGTCAGGGGGAATGTGAAGGTGACATTATCGCTAGAATCACGGTTTGCGTAAATGAGTGCCACCTCTACTGTTGTATTGGTGACCATTGGCATAATGTTAAGGTCAAATCTAGCAAGAACCAAGTCACCTACATTACACTCCTTGAGACTGAATGAACCAACTGCCTGTGTATATTTAAGACTACCAGTGGTCTGTGCATTATTGAATGCTGTGTTCTCACTAAAGTCAAAGAAGTTTTGTACACCTGCTGGATTAGTCAGACCACCAAAGAGACCTTTTGATTGATCATAGTTGGGATTAGTTTCACCCCACCAGTTACCATCTCTCGCTTGGTTTCCTGCGGTGGTGATGCCAAACCTCTTCCAGGTTCCTGTATTTGCTAACTCCTGTGTGTATTCAATGTAGTCTGATGGGTCTTGAGATGCTTCTGTACCAGTTTGAAACTCATCAAACGCACTACTTCTACCATAACCACCCTGAGACTTGATTGCTCTTGGTACTGTACCACCAATGATATATGGAGGATAGGTAAAGGTATTTGCAATACTTACATTCGTAGCAGATGAAATACCTGTGATTGTGACACCATAACCAGTTGTTTCAAATCTCTTGGTATTATTGTGATACAGATCTACAGAACCATTATTGTTGAAGAAAGCGTAGTCTTCAGTAGTGGCAGAATTAAGAAGTCTTATTTGATTACTACGAAGTTGTAACTGACCAGATCCAGCGTTCTGAATGATACCTGTTCCAGCAGATGTGTGTTGAATCTGTAAGTCATCATTATCACCAAAGTTGAGTTTCTGATTATCAGCGAACTGAGTACCAATACCTCCACCACCTGAGATGACTTCCCATGCCTGGTTTCTTCTAGCATAAGGGCCACCAGTCTTAGGTGCATCCTCAATACCACCTCCACCAAGAGATGACAACTGAACAGAAATCCTGTCAAGGAATAACTGGTAGTGTTTCTTCAGATCATCAAAGGTTGCAAACTGTGTGTCATTCAGAGGGTCTTCTTGTTCAACGATTGTGTCAAGAACCTTGATTGACTTGGAGATGACAGTCTCTTCTTCAATCTCCTCTTCAGGTTCAACAGTCTCAATTTCCTCACGGAATTCTTCTGCTACCTCAACAACAATCTCTTCCTTCTGCTCCTCAGTCTCTGACTTTAACCAGGACTCAAATGCATCTACTTGTTTCTGAACTTTCTTTGAGTTCTTCTTACCCTCTTCAATAGATCCCTTGATTTCTGAAAACAGAGAGTCAAGGTTAATCTCACCTACAAGTTCATCAAACTCTTCTTTCTTCTTTTTCTTATCTTCAACAATAAGTTTAAAGAAATCCCCTAACCCTTCTGACATTTCAAGAGAACATTTCAAATATTTATAAATCGAGGTGACAGGATTCGAACCTGCGGCATCTGCCTCCCAAAGACAGCGCTCTACCAAACTGAGCTACACCTCGTGGCGGAAAGGGTGGGATTTGAACCCACGGATGCTCTCACATCGTCAGTTTTCAAGACTGATGCAATCAACCACTCTGCCACCTTTCCATCTACCAATATCCAACCACTCTTAACAATCCATCTGCATAGAAAAACAAGAGCACTGAACCCAGACAAGCACTGATAACAGTTGCTGTCTTATTGTGCCTATCTATTGCTTTCTCAATCATCTTCTCACACTCCTTCTTTGTCAGGAGGTGTTCTGGTTTAATTTTAGGCATACGATGAGGCATCTATCTGATATCAAAGTTCAATTTACGAACCTTTCTATGTCTTCTCTCCTCCTGGTATGCCAGGTCTTGAGATGTAAGGACACCTTTTGTTTTGGTTTCCTTGTTTGAGTTTAACATAATGACCTTATTTAGGTCAACTGCTGTGATGTTGTCCTCTGTAACTGTTAGCATGTTGGGACAACCACAGCTCTGAATCTTAGTGGAACTAACAATCTCCCTGTTACAACATTTACATCTAACTTTAAGCATTGAACCATGGTCCTCTTATCAGGAATGGGTGAAGAGGGACTTGAACCCCCGACTGCCTCCGTGTAAAGGAGGAACTCTACCACTGAGTTATTCACCCGTAGGGATTTCTCCCTTGTTCTTTGCAGAGTTTGAAATAGAGTTTATAATACCTATTACAAATTTCTCTGATTGTATCCTTATCTTCATCAAAACCATTCACCCTGAGGTGATGGTAAGATCCTTCTAGGTTATCAATAATACGAAGTATTTGAATGGGATCCATAATGAAAATAGTAATAAGGTGGGTAGAGGGATTTTACTATACCCTCAATGAAGATGGTCTCACTAGTAGTAATAGTGATCTTCAATCTTTTCAGTCCTCTTGGTTAGAGTTCTGTGCGTGACAGCGGGCACCACCCCTGACCTACTTCACCATTACAGAGTGCATGACCACATCTGTTGTTCTGGCATACCCTATAGAGAATGATCAGTTCTCTAACGACTCAAGTAGGATTCGAACCTACGACCGACTGCTTAGAAGGCAGTTGCTCTATCCTGCTGAGCTATTGAGTCAAGTGCTAGTTCCTATCGCCTCTAACCCTGAACTAGCAAGGGGGTCACAGCAGTGGTCTCTCAACCACCTCTATAATATACCTGATGCTTGGGGGATTGTCAACCCTTGAATTGACCTTGATATCCAGTGCCTGACATCCAACCATCATCAATGACCTGAACTGTGCTCCAGTTCTCTGTGGCAATCTCATACATCTTCTGATGGATGTCTGGATCTTCTTTGCCACTCTCCTGCTTCTTGGTTTCAGTCTCCCTTTCCATATAATCCATTTGCTTTTCAGTTAGTGGTGGATCAGTAAACCAAGGATCAGCAGGAGCAATTACAGGTGCGGGAACCCCTGTGTAATCATCTCCCAAATCATCTTTAACATCTTCAATCTTGAATGTGCCTGCTTTCTTTTGCAAGAGAGTAGTCTGTGTCTCAATGACTTGCTTTACCTTGTTTTTGATTCTGCTGAAAATCATGATTGCCAGTGATAGTGGAAGAAGTTACCTCTTGAATGACACATTGGGTCTTGACTTGATACCCTGTAAGGAAGCATAGACTGTCCCTTAAAGTCTGTTCTGTCTCCAATAATTGAATATGCAGTAAGAAACTTTGCTCTCCCTACTTCTGATTGCATCTCATTGACCAGGGTTTGATTTGCAACTGGTCTGTAGTATGTAAGTCCCTCATATTGCCTAGGTGCATAGACCACATCAGCAACAGTATTGGGATAAAGGGGTGACTTAACTCTGTTGAGAATAGAAGTTGCTACACAGTACTCATCCATAGTACCAAGTGCTGCTTCTACCTGCACTGTGCGTGCAAGATGGTGGTAGTCAATTGGGGTCAGTGCTAGTAGTGTCTCTAAAATCAAAATAATCTTTCCTATAGTAACGGCCTAGGACATTGCTATTGTAAAATGCAGGTGTCCCGTCTGTCAAGCTCTCAGTCAGCACGTTGTGTAAAAACAGCTGCCTGGTCTCCTCATAGTTTACACGCCCTGGTGTGGGGTGTAGGGATAGGATTTCTCTAGTAAAAGCGTCTCTCCCATACTTGGCAACATCTGCCTTAAGTTCGTCAGAACTTCCATAGTAGTTGCGCCAGTTGCTTTCACTTGTAACTCTCCTCCTCCTTCCACTATTAGGAGAATTTCTAGGCTTTCGTTTTTGAAAGAAATACTTTCTTCCAATGTATTGCTTCTCTGTGGGGTTACAGGTAATACGATAAACAAAGCCCCAGTTATCCCCAATAAGAGACCCGTCAAAGATCCTGTCACAATATGTCCAGGGATTGGGGTACTCAGGATATTCTTTACCTTTTTCTTCCACTTAGTCATAATACTCTCCTCATTATTTAGAGATGGTTCCTCATGGAACCACCAGTCGTCTTGTCTTTTTGCTTCTGCTCTAGAGTTGGAATCCAGAGAAGGTGTCTTTCTTGACATCTTGCTTAATCCCCCCAACAACATATGACTCTACCTCTGTCTCCTGAGGTGCAACTTGAAGACCCTTAGAAGAGATCCAATGTTGTGTCCAGGGAAGAGGATTAGCATTGGCAGCAACATCATAGATGGGTTTCATACCCAAACTCTTGAGTCTACGATTAGCAGTCCACTCAACATACTTCTTGAGAAGTGCATCATTGAGACCAATCATACTGCCATCTTGGAACAGATAGTCTGCCCATGCCTTCTCTTCATTGACTGCTTTCTCAAACATAGCATAGACATTCTCTTCCTCTTCTTGAGCAATCTCCCTCATCACAGGATCATCACCCTCTTTCCATTTCTTTAGGATGTTTTGAGTGATTGCAAGGTGCTGGTTTTCGTCCCTGGCAATAAGGGAGATAATTTTTGCTGAACCTTCCATGAGTTTAAGTTCACCAAAAGCAAAACTGCAAGCAAAAGAAACATAAAACCTGATTCCTTCCAGGATATTGACATTAGCAACTGCCCTATAAAGTTTTCTCTTGACTTCTCTGAGTTCAATCTGACCAGAGATGTGTCCCTCATTATTAAGTTCCCACATTGACCCAGCACCATACTCCTGAGCAGCATTGATGAAGTCATCATAGGCACCAGTTACACTGGCAGCACGATCAAGAATACGCTCATCATAGAGAATCTTATCAAAGACCTCTGATGGATCAGGATAAACATTCTTGATGATATATGTATATGATCTACTGTGGATCATCTCCATAAATCCCCATACTTCCATACAAGATTCAAGTTCAGGTAGTGAACAGTATGGAATGAAAGCCATACCAGGACCACGACCTTGTACTGAATCCAACAGGATTTGATACTTGAGGTTACTGGTATAGATGTGCTTTTGTTCTGGTCTCAGGGTCTGATAGTCACCACGATCTTTCTGCAGAGAGACCTCTTCTGGTCTCCAGAAGTAACCCAACTGCTGTGTAGTCAGTTTCTCAAAGATAGGATACTTGTAAGAATCATATCTCTGGACTCCAAGAGGTTGACCAAAGAACATTGGTTGCTTCTTGTAGTCATGAGGTTGACTGTTGAACACAGTCATCCCCTTCACTTCTCTTTTGTCTTTTGTTTCATTAAATGTTGACACCTTAAACTGCACAGGATTCACACTCCCCCTCCTCTACTTGTTCTAGTTCTTGTAACAGATTATCTAATTTAGACTTGTCTTCAACTACCTCGTCTGTCTTGATGTCGTATGTGTTCTGGTAGTAAGAAGTCTTCCATCCATACTTATATGTAGTCAAAAGATCATTTGCCATTACA